GGCGAGAGTAGTCTCGGAGCAGGTCGGAAAGCCTGTTTTGATGCTCGCACCGCTCGCCGTTGCGCCGCAGCACGTCCGAGAGGCGCAGAAATTCGGATACGAAGACGCCCGAGTTGTTCGCTCGCAAGATGATGTTGGACCGGGCATCAACGTAACCAACTACGCCAAAATCGATCATTTTGATCCGAGCGCGTTTGCTGGTGTGGTGCTTGATGAGTCCAGCGTCATCAAGAATTTCACTGGCCAGACAACCCGCAAAATGATTGCGATGTGGAGAGACACCCCATTTCGTTTGGCATGCACTGCAACGCCGGCTCCGAATGACCATATGGAATTGGGCCAACATTCACAGTTCTTGGGTGTGATGAATTCCAACGAGATGTTAACTCGATGGTTTATCGCAGATCAGACGAATATGGGCCGATATCGTCTCAAGGGACACGCTGTAAAACCATATTGGAGTTGGGTTGCGAGCTGGGCCAGATGTATTTCAAAGCCGTCAGATCTTGGTTATTCCGATGATGGCTTTGGACTGCCACCTCTAGAAACCTTTCGACACGAAATCAGGGCGGACTTGAGTGTTGATGCGGGAGAGTTGCTTTTTCGCATTCCCGATACGAGCGCAACAGCCATTCATAAAGAAAAGCGCCTAACTGCCAACGCCCGAGCTCAGGCAATCGCCGAGCAAGTTAACTCCGAGCGTTCCGAGCCTTGGGTTGTATGGTGCGACACTGATTATGAAGCTGATGCTTTGACTAGCCGTATTCCCGATGCGGTCGAGGTTCGAGGATCTATGACCGACAAGGTTAAAGAAGATCGTTTGGTTGGGTTCAGCGAAGGAAATATCCGCGTAATCGTCAGTAAGCCGTCAATCGCCGGTTTTGGCTTGAATTGGCAACACTGCGCTCGAATGGCATTTGTCGGACTATCGTTCAGCTACGAGGCATATTACCAGGCCGTGCGTCGCTGCTACAGATTTGGGCAGAAACGACCAGTTCATGTGCACATTGCGCTAGCAGATACCGAGCGAGCGATCTGGGATACGATCAATCGCAAAAGCGGAGATCACGAGCAAATGAAAAGCGAGATGTACGCAGCAATGCGGCGTGCTCATCAGAAACGCCAAGTCAAAATCAACTATCAGCCAACCACGCCTGTTAATTTGCCCGATTGGGTGAAGGGAGCTTTCGTATGACCTACGTCCTAGACCAAGCAGCCGGTGACAAATGGGCGGCTTACAATGCAGATTGCGTGCCATTTACACAGGGGCTGCCTGATGGGTCGATAGATTTCAGTGTTTACTCGCCGCCTTTCTCCTCGCTTTACATCTATTCGGAGAGCGTTGCAGACATGGGTAACTGCGCAACAGACGACGAGTTTTTTGAGCAGTACCGCTACTTAGTGCGTGAAAAGCTCCGCGTGACACGGCCGGGACGCCTCACTGCAATCCACGTGAAAGACCTGGTCTATTACCAGAATAGCAGTGAACGTGGCACAGCAGGTCTACGCCCTTTTTCGGATGACTGCACGCGCCTTCACATTGAGGAGGGTTGGGATTTTCATTCACGTATCACAATCTGGCGTGATCCAGTGCGTGAAATGCAAAAAACCAAAGCTCATGGGCTTCTATGGAAAACGCTTCGCGCTGACAGCACTTTTAGTCGCATGGGTATGCCTGAGTATCTGCTCGTTTTTCGGAAGTGGGCGAAGGATGGTGAAGAGGTTAAATCAGTACCCCACACCAAGGAGAGTTTTCCCGTGACGGACTGGCAGGATCATGCATCGCCAGTGTGGAACTTTAGCAAGCAAGATTTGCCAGAGACCGATGTTCTGAATGTCAAGGTTGCCAGATCGGACAAGGACGAAAAACACCTTTGCCCCATGCCTCTCAACATCACAAAGCGCGCATTGCGGATGTGGTCAAATGCAGGCGACACCGTTTTCTCGCCGTTTATGGGAATTGGGTCTGAAGGATACGTTTCCCTGCAAAATAACCGCCGCTTTATCGGCACAGAATTAAATCCCAACTACTTCAAACAAGCCGTGAAAAATCTGGGTGACGCCGCAGCTGTTGGCGAGGTTCCTAGCCTCTTCGGAGATAACGACAACGTCGGGGCTGCAAATGCAGCCTGACGACATTTGCCACGTCTGCTTCCGACACGCTGTAGGTCTTGGTGTGCAGGAACACAAAGAACCGATCCGATGGCTATGCAAGGAAT